AGGGTCAGTCCACGACCATCGCGGACATCTGGGATGACGAGTACATCCTGCTCGCCAAGCTGTCCGGCGGCGGCGCGGATCTGCGCGAACCGTGCCTCGGCCGTTCGTTCCTGTGGACGGCGGATTCTCCGAGCAACCTGGTCGTGGAGTCCTATCGCGAGGAGCAGACCCGGAGCAACATCATCCGGGTGCGGCACAACGTCGATGAGGCGTTCATCTTCGCGGGCGCGGGCTATCTGCTGGGCAACATCACGGCGTAATCGAGGGTGCAATGCCCAGGCACAAACCCACAGAGTCAACGCGGATCGCCGGTGCGGTTCCGGCCGGCGAACCCGCGTTCTATCCGCAGGAGGACTTCCCGCGCGGGATCCTTGACGGCGACTTCGTGCGCTATGACGCCGACACGGAGCTTTGGGAACGTCAATCGGCCCTCGATTTCATCGCGGAATTTACGGCTTCATTCAGCGGCGGTGGGTCATACGATCAGGACCTGAACACGACCGATTCCCCTGCTTTCGTGACGGTCAAGCTGTCGGGACTCTCTGACGGCAGAATCCCCTATCATGTCAACGATGCGACCGGCCTCGCGGACGGCCCGCTCAAAACGGACGTGGACGACGCGGTGTCCAAGGCGCACGCCGCCGGTTCCGACAATCAGGACCTGTCCGGATTGGTCGAGAAGGTAGCGGGCCATTCGCTCGTGGCGGATACGGAGATCGCAAAGATCCACGCTGCGGGTTCAGATGATCAAGACCTGTCGGGGCTGGTGACAAAAGAAGCAACGTCGCCCGACCCGACCGGTTATCTGCCGGAGTACGATGCGACGGGCAATCTGGTCAAATCGTCCAAGCTGTCATCAGATGTCCACGCCGCCCTGACCATCGACGGCACATCCCCGCTGTCCCTGTCCGGGCAGGCTCTATCCCTTGTCAATGACGCAGCGGCGGCTATTACGAAAGTGGATACGGGGGCATTGGCTAACAGCGATACGGTTATCCCGACAAGTAAGGCGGTGAAGACGGCGATAGGAGCAGGTGGGGGTGGTGTTTCTATCTACTGGCAGATTGCTCCGGGTGAAAGCGTCACGGTTGCGGAAAGGACGCAGTATCCCGTTTTCCATCTATTAGATCATCAAGGCACGATGACCCTTGCGGCGGGAGCGGAACTTATTGTTCATTCATAGGTGAGAAAATGGCAGATGCTTCTAAGATCATAATGACAGAAGGCGATGCACCTGTAACCCCGGCAGCAGGAACAAGGGTTTTTTATGCGAAATCTACCGGATTTTACTCAAAGGACGATGAGGGTAATGAAACCGGGATGGTTGGGGTAAATGGCATAGATGGGAAGTCTTGGTATAGTGGGGATGGAGCACCGGGAGATGGAACAGGAGTAGATGGCGACTTTTACATTGACACGACAAATAAAGCTTTTTATGGGCCGAAAGCTGCCGGGACATGGGTGGGAACCGGGCCAGTGTCGATGGTAGGGCTTATAAACCCCATGACCACAGCCGGAGATACAATCTATGGCGGGGCAGATGGGGTGCCAACAAGACTTGCTAAAGGCACGGCGTCACAAGTACTTACCATGAACTCCGGTGCGACGGCTCCCGAATGGGGAACGGTTGCAAGCGGACTGCCTCTCGGTTATCTCTCCGGCCTTACCATAGCCCACGCCGCCGACACGGAGCATGACATCACAGTTGCGGCAGGTGAGGCGAGGGACGCGACGGATGCAGCCGATATGGTTCTGGCCTCTGCGATCACGAAGCAGTTTGACGGCGCATGGGAAGTCGGGACGAATAAGGGCGGCTTTGCAGCAGGTGAATCACTTCCTGCTTCCGGCACGATCCATATCTGGCTCATCAAACGGGCGGATACGGGTGTTGTGGATGTCATGGCAAATGACCATGCGACATCCGGCCTTACGCCATCCCTTCCGACAGACTACGACTACAAGCGGCGCATCTTCTCGCTGCGGACGGATGCGAGCAATAACATTCTCAACGGCGACCAATGGGGAACGGGGCTGAATAGGACATTTATGTATGATACACCGATATTGGACCTTTCGGCAGCACCGGGGAATACCAATGCACATACATTAGCTATATCCGTGCCGTCCGGCGTCAATATGCTTGCTTTTTTGAATAGTACGGCGGCCACTACAACCATAGTATATATCTCTTGGCTCGACAATACGGACTTGGCGGCCTCTGCAACGGCAGCGCCGCTTGGCTCAACACAGGCCTTTGCGAACAATGTAATGGTTTTAACAAATACGTCGGCGCAAATCCGTTACCGGATGAGTTCGAGTCAGACGCTATATATAGCGACTCTTGGATGGGAGGACTCACTATAAGAAGAGAGTGGAGGATTCATTATGAGATACTACGATTTGATAGATGGAAAGGTTCTCGGCTCTTATGCCGTGCCACAACCGAATAAGGAGCTGACTCTGCTTCAAGACGCCCCGAATGATGAGAGTATGTGGAATGGGAAAGCGTGGGTTGCAGATCCCGACAGGGTGGCCGCAAGGCTGGCAGAAGAGGCTAAGGTGCTTGCCGTTCAAGACGCTAAAGCCAGCATATCAACCATCGAAACCGCCGTGGACAAGGCCGCCGACCTAAACACGCTGAAAAAGGTTGTTCTGGACTTGGTAAAGGCGGTCAAGGTTTTGACGGCGTAAGGAGGAGACATGAAAAAGCTACTCGCAATTCTGATGATGGTGATTTTTGTATCGGGCTGTATGACAGCAAACATGCTTGAGGCGGAACGGGCCTATTATCAAGCCGCTGTAAAGATGCAGACACAGAAGGCTTCGCAGCCGATCTTCGAGCTGACTCCGGCCAAAGAGGGAGAGCCGATTGTCTTAGGAAATGTTGGTAGCTTCAAGGTATATGCGCCTGTGGCGGGGAGTGACAGGGAATTATCACAATACAAGCAGACTGATTATGTAGGCCCGTGGCTGCGAGTCGTGAGTGCTGCTCTTCCGTGGATAGGAGTATGGGGTGTGGCGCATGAGATTGGCAAGGCTGCAGGGGACACGATTAGCAATTACAATCAGACAGTCTCTGGAACAGGTAATTCTGCGACTGTGCGTACTTCGACGATGGCAACAGGGAACATGGGCGACGGGAACAGCCTGACGGGGATGAGCGAGGTCAACGATTCCTACAATCCGACGACCACTACCACAACCACGACCAGCACGGATGACCACAGCGTCCCAGCGGAGGACTAACGATGAACGGCAACCTGAAATGGATCATGGGAACGATTGGAACGGTTATAGCGGGCCTGATAGTCGTCTGGTTAGGTTGGACATCCACCGCGACAATGGCGAATAGCACTGACATCGCCGTCTTGAAAAGCCAATTTATCGAGATCCGGTCAAACATCATCGACATAAAAGATACAGTGCGAGAGATTCGGGCGGATCAGCGGCGGCGAGAACTGAATGAGAAGAAGTAATATGAAGTATTTCAGCATGGATGAATTTAAGTGCTCCTGTTGCGGAAAGGTGAAGATGGACACCCTCTTCCTCGCACAGCTTGATAATGCCAGAGACTATGCCGGAGTGCCGTTCTTTATCAATAGCGGATACAGGTGCGAGAAGCATAACAAGGAAGTCGGCTCTACAAGTCGGAATCACACCTCCGGCAAAGCAGCGGACATCTCCTGCACTACCGGACCGATGAGGATTAAGATGATTATGGGGCTGATCAGAGCGGGATTTCGGAGGATCGGGATCAAAAAGACGTTCATCCATGCAGATTCGATGGACGACATCGAGAGCCTTTGGCTCTACTAAAGGAGGACGATATGCCGGACTTTGTAAAGAAATGGTTGGTTAATTGGGCAACGAGTTTGCTCGGATCGAGCGCAGGGGGTGTGCTGATTATCGACGGCTACACCAGCCAGCCGAAGGATTGGGGCAAGATTATCAGTGGTATTCTGACGATCCTGTTGGGCCTCTTTGCCAAAGATTCAAACGTGACTGGCGGGGACGTGAAGCAGTGAATACAATCTGGTTTACCCTCGCCATTCAAGGGCTGAAGCTCCTCCGGTGGTATTACGGCAAGCTCACGCCGGAGGAGAAGAAGGAATTTAGCAAGCGGCTGATCGCATGGAAGAAGCAGATCAAGGACATGCCCATGCCTGAGCCGCCGCCGCTGGAGGGGAGATGAGAAAGCAAGGTGAGCGCTACCTAACCCTTGATGAGATCCGGCGCATACCCTGGGATCACTATCCGATCTTCATGTATAGCGACGGCGGCAGTCTCTTCGGCTGGCTGATTCGAAAGGCCGACGACAGCGCCGGATCGCACCTCTGGACGCTGGTGGCCCCGGATGCCATTGCCAACCAGAGTATAACCTTCCGCCTCGTCCCTGTGGCGAAGATGCAACACTATACGACCAAGCTCATTTGGAATCCGGAATTCACCGCCGAACAGCGAAAAGTGATGCTCGAAAGCATCTTTTCGAGGCTCGAACTGCCCTGGTGGAGGCGGCTATACGATGTGGTCGGGCTGGTCGGAGAGCTCCTGGAGCGGGTAGGCATAAAACTCAACCTCGGGAAGTTCGATTTCTGTTCTGAGAGCGTGAGCCGGGCAGTGGCGCTTGTTGATCCTGATTATCGGAAATGGCTGGAGGCGAATCCGTCACCGACGCCGAAGGAGTTTAATCTCTGGACCAAAGCGCACAACCCCCCGTGGCGCGTATATGCCCGTTATGCGCCGGATGATGAGGAGTCACTATGAGTTTCCTGGATGACATGATCAATTCCGTGGCCCCGGCGATCCTGGACGCTATGGGTGAGTCGGCCGTCTATACCCCGTCTGGAGGCGCAGCAGTCGCCTGCACGGTGGACATCGTCCATAACGTGATGCTCCAGCCCTCCGGTATCGAGACGCAGGTATGGCAGCGGGGAACGACCATCGAGGCGCTACTGGACGAAATCGGGGCGGAGCCCGGACGTGGTGACACGTTTGTCGTGCGTGAGCAGACCTACACAGTCCAGGCGGTCATGGAAAACGACGGCGTGACGGTCAAGGTGGTGGTGACATGAGCGCGGTGATCCAGATCAAGTTGAATCCGACCGACGTGGCGAACGTGAAAAAGATGCTCTGGGCGGTTGAGGAGAAAGTGCCGGTGGTCCTGTCCCGGTCGATCAACAAGACGCTGGACGGCGTCAAGACGGACGCATCGACGGAGATCCGGGCAGTCATCACGGCGAAGAAATCGATGGTGGACAAGACCTTTAAGACGATGAAATCAACGCCTAAATTTCTATCAGCAAGGTTTGAGAGCCGTGGCCGCCCTCTGCCGCTGATCGAGTATTCGGCAAGGCAAACGGCAAAGGGCGTGTCGGTCCAGGTGAAGCGCCAGGAGGCGAGGAAGGTGATTGCGGGGACGTTCATAGCCACGATGAAAAGCGGGCATAAAGGCGTGTTCTGGAGAGAATGGCATGCTGCGGAGCGGAAGCCGAAGGACAAGCGCATGGCCTACTCTAAATTGCCTAAGCGATACCGCTTGCCGATCGAGCAGAGGTTCGGCCCGCGAGTCCCGGACATCCTGGAGAACATGCCGGTGATGAACGCGGTTCTCAGCAAAGCGGATGACCGGCTCCACAAGAATATCGAGCATGAGTTGTCTTTTGAGGTTTCAAAGTTATGAACGATACGATCCGGGAAAAGATCATCCAGGAGTTCATCACGCGGGCCGCTGTGATCGTAAATACTGCATCACCGCCCGCATATGCGACCAATGTCGGAGCCAACGTCCTGCGAGCCCGGACGAAGGTGGACCCGGACGACCTCCCCTGCGTGATCGTATGGCCGCAGGGGGAGGAAGCGGAAAACGCTCATGGAATGCTGCGCTGCCGGATGCAGATGCGGGTCGAGGGGATTGCGGCATTCGGATCTACCGACCCGTCGGTCATCTCGGAGCGGATCCTGGGCGACCTGAAGCAATGCTTTTTGGCGCGCACCTGGGACCGGCGGCGGATCGCAACAAGCCCGGAGTCCCCTGTGACGTATCTTGACCCCTATGCGGAGTCGATCGTCTATCAGGGCGGCGGCGTCGATGTGACGCTTGAGGAGGGATCCGTCGCTTGCGGGGCATCGGCGCGGTTCCTGGTAACTTACTGGACGGAGATAGGAGACCCGACAGACCAATGAAAGCAGTCCTCTACATAACCGGCGCGCACCAGGACGTTCTATCCGACATTGAGGCTGTCCCGAAGGTAGGGGAACGCGAGTTCATGGCGATCGGCCTGGATGCCGTGGACAAGTACGCCTGGCCGATCCTCTACATGGCGACGTATCACCCGGTCGAGATCGACATTATCCGACATCGCCGGCATGCGGCCGGCGGGAATACGGATTACAAGGTGATCAGCCATGAGCGCAAGCCTGGCGTAGACATCTGCATCGAGGATTGGTGGAAGCCGAGCGGGTCATCGGCCCTGCTGGGAGTCCAGGCTGCCCTCCGGATGGGCTATACGCGGATCGTCCTGTGTGGATGCCCATTGATCGGGCAGAACGACAAGGGCGGGAAATATGAGACATTCCGGGCGGGATGGAAGGAGCGGAAGGATTCGGTCGGGCCTTATGTCCGGTCCATGAGCGGATGGACGGCGGAACTCCTGGGCAAGCCTACGGCGGAATGGATGAGAGGAGAGGCATGAAGGACATTCTGGTAATATGCGGCGGAGCGCCTTGTGTCATGGAGGACGCGGCGGAAATTGTCCGCCTGTCCGGTTCGCCGGATTATATGCTCATCGGCTCGAATTCGCCCGCAGAAAGACAGATTGCCGTGATCAACCATCACGTCAGCCATGAGAACGATTTCCCGGCGACCAGAGGGATCAGGGAGTCCCTGGGCCTAAACACCGATTATGAAAGCTGGAGCAACCGCCCCCATGCCGGAGTCGATCATTGCCTGGAAGAGCTGACGGGGCCGACATGCGCTTATGAGTGCAATCCGCGTTTTGGTTCGTTCGATCCGCGCAACCATCATCACTATTCCGGATCCTCGGCAATGCTCGGCCTGAAGGTTGGTCTGCGGCTCGGTTATCGGAAGATTGTCCTGGCAGGAGTGACGATCAATGAGGGGCATTATGCCAACTTCCAGGTCGGCTGGAGGTGGGTCGCGGATCTGCTGAAATGCTGCCCTGTCCGTTCGATAAGCGGGTTTACGGCGGAGCTGCTTGGATCACCTACAAAGGAGTGGGTCAATGATTGAGACCGTGCGTCTGGAAAAGGTGAGATTCGATACGGAGCCGGAGATCCCGGTGGTCGGAGGGCCTCTATGCCGAGGCTATGAAGAGTATATCGCAGGAGACCGGGAGCTTGGACGTCAACTGATTGCGGAATTCTATGCAGCGGTTTATGGCAACGAGAGCCGCAGGGAAGAACGATCCATGGAGCATTTCGTTCGGGAAATATACAACCAAAAAGGCATGGCGATCCCTGAACGCAAGGCGGACGCGGACCAGGACGTTCTGCTGGCAGCGGCGATGAAGCGATTTGACCATTATCAAAGACCCCTGGTCGAAAGTATCCTTAAAGACGGCTATCTGCCGTATATCGGATCGCCCGTCACGATGCACAGGCAGAATGGGTTCTATTTTGTCGGGGACGGTAAAAATAGATGCTCCATTCTCGCCGCCCTGGGTGCGGAAGAGATCGAACATGTGAGGGTGATGGGATGATCGAACTTCTGACCTATAAAGAGTATGTCGAAAACGCCCGGAAAAACGAGCAATGGAAAAGCTATGCGAGCCGGTGGGCTTATCACGAAAAGGCTATCGAGATCATCCGAAGCCTCGGTATCGGGAAAGCAAAGCGGGTGCTGGAGATTGGCGTTTTCGGGGCCGGTCTGGTCAAGGGAAGCGACCGGATGGACAAGCCCGAAACCAAATGGATCATTGCAGGAGAGAGGATCACGCTCAAACATGACGCGCGGTTGACTCCGTGGCCCATACCCTCCGGGGAATACGAGCTTCTGTCCTCTCTCCGCGTATGGCATCACCTGGCTCCATACCAGGAGGCGGCCTTCAGGGAGGCGCGAAGGGTGGCAAGATATGTTCTGATTGCCTGTCCGGAGAAGGAGGCGGTCGGCATAGGGATTCCCAGAAAAACCTTCATATCCTGGGGCGGGGAACCGATCATCGAACACGATTTTCAGGCATGGGGGCGGCTCTATTTATTTGCGGGAGAATGGGATGTTACGAAGATTTGACGATATGCGGGAGCGCCGTAGGAATTTCCTCGTTCAGATGGCCATTCATCATGGTTGGACCAGAGGCGCGGAGATCGGAGTGCTTGCTGGTTGGACCCATTGGTTTCTGCTCGATCGTTGCCCCGGCCTGTCCATGATTGCGGTGGATTCGTGGAAGGTTCGCAGCGGGTCGTGTGTGTATGGAGACGCCAATCAGGTGGCAAAGGCAAGGATCGCATTCAACGAGCGTTCGCGGAAATATGGCAAGCGCAGCCGGGTGATCAATGATGATTCGGTCACGGCTGCTGCCCAGGTAGCGGACGGGTCGCTTGATTTTGTTTTCATCGACGACGATCACACCTATGAGGCCTGCAAGCGCAGCGTCATTGTCTGGCTGCCGAAGGTGAAGGAGGGTGGCTGGCTTACAGGACACGACTACCATGAATTCCCTGGGGTTAAGCAGGCGGTTGATGAGCTTCTCTCTCCGGTCGCATGCGCTAATGAATATACAGACGACGTGTGGGCCAAATTGAAAGGACGGCCGGAAGTGACAATCTGCTGTCTGAAAAAGGGCGACAAATACGGCCCGGAATATGTCAATCGGCTATATGCAATGGTTCAACGCAACGTCCACATGACCGGGTTCGATTTCGTCTGTTTCACAGATAATGCCTCCGGCATCCATCCCCGGATCAGGACGGCCCCGCTTCCGTATGACGCTCCGGGCTGGTGGGGCAAGATGGGGCTTTACATGCCCTCCATACCGGGCATCCATACGGAGCGGCTACTGTTCCTGGATCTCGATATAGCGATCACCGGGCCGCTGGACGGGTTGATGACATTCCCTACCGATTTTGCGATGGCGCAGGATTGGCCGACAGGGACATGGCCCGCCGGGGATGAACGCAACCGCCAGGGGCAAAGCTCCGTGATACTGCTGAAGGTCGGATCCCAGGCCCGGATCTGGCATCGCTACATATCGGAGGGCCGTCCGGATCGATGGGGCGATCAGGAATGGATCAATGCCGCCTTTCCTGGCAGCATGAAGCTGTTCCCGGAGCGATTGGTCCAGAGCTACAAGCTGCATCACCTGGAGGGGGAAGAGCTTCCGAAATGCAGCGTGGTCATGTTCCACGGCGAGCCAAAACCGGCAGATTGCGGTGGGTGGGTAAAGAGGGTGTGGCATGAATAGGGCGATCTTCGATGAGGTCTGGGAAAAGGGGAATTATAGGCTGGGCTCCACGGCGGACAGGCTTGTCCCGTTTCTGCTTCAGCGCATCCCGCCCGGGAGTACGATCAATGACTATGGCAGCGGGACGGGAAGAGCGGGTGTGAAGCTTGCGCGGGCCGGTTATCGGGTGAACATGGTGGACATCTCCGATGTGGCCCTGGAGGCGGAGGCAAGGTCCGCGATCGGGGATAAATTGACCTACACGGTTGCGCCGCTATGGGCGTTGCCGCAGGATTTCCCGGTAGCCGATTGGGGCATCTGCATCAATGTGCTGATGACCGTGGATCCGGAAAGGATTGACGAGATACAGCGGGAGATTTGCCGGACGTGCAGGAACCTGATCGTGGAAGTATATGATTGGCCGGATGTGAGGCTTGGGCGCGACATGACCACGATCAAGGGAGATTCGGGGTGGTGGGCCGGGGAGATGTCGAAATACTGGCCTAACGTGGAGTCGGTTATGAGTCCGGAGAACGTGCGCCGGTATATAACGATTTGCAGGGGGTAAGGGTTAGTCATTAAAAATCAGGGTTCGTCCGAGGCCTGGCCAGGCTAACGACGACGCAAGAAGCAAATGAGGCGGCATGCTGGTGTCACTTTTCATCAGCATTGCCGCCTTTTTTCTTGCCCATAAACGAAGAAGGAAGAAAGGAGATTCACTATGAGCACCGCAGAGAACGCGAAGGTACAGTATGAAAGTGGGCAGGATCTCGTTGCGTTCGTCGCCCTGACGGACCAGGGGGATCACAAGGATTTCCGGAGTGCGGATGAGTTATGGTCGAACCGCTCCGGATACATCCCGGATGTCAAACCAAACGGCCTCGCAACCGGGTGCGCGATCACGCCCGCTGCGAGCGAAACAAAGGAAGCGGTGGACGTCGCGGCGGGGACGGCTTACCTGGCAGGAGTGCTGACGACGATCACGGCGGATACGGATGTCCTTGCGGTCCGTCCGTCGGTCAAGAGCTACAAGAAGGACTCCATCACGATCGCATCCAACGGTTCGATCGCGGTCGTCGAGGGGACGGAAGGCGACAGCTTCACTACGACCCGAGGCGCGGCAGGTGGGCCTCCCTATATCCCGACCACGTCCATCGAGATCGGCCAGGTGTGGATGTCTGCAACGGCAACGGCAGTCATCGACTCCGACGAGATCAAGCAGGTCGTCGGGACGCATTGCGAGCGGTATGACTATCCGTCCTGGACCGTGAAGCACTTCAATGTCTCGTCGGGAGTGCTGGGCTATGCAGGAGTTCTATTCGATGCGGCGCTTCCGGCGATCCATGATGACGGATCTCCGTGGTCTGGCGTTCCGAAAAAAGTCTATGCCCAGTATTACGAGCCGCAGTTTACGGACATCTCTCGTGCGGTTGATTTCGTTCCGCCGGAGACGAGCCACTCGGTCGCGTCGAAGCAGATCTACGGCCTGACCCTCGGATCGTCGTCATCGAGCCTCAACCAGGGGAGCTTTACGGCGTATCTGACCGACGGCATCAGCGACGGGCTGCTGTCCCTGAAAAACGACAACCTGTTTTTCAAGTTCTATCAGAACCGGGACAACAGCACTCCGTATATCCTGACGCAGGGGATCCTTGGCATTTCGCGGACGTTCCCGGCGGGAGACCAGATCACGGCCGCCTGCACGATCAGCGCGGAGGAGTCCGCGGTCGAAGTGAAGGGGTAAGTCATGGGCTTTGACGTGAAGAAGTTCACGAAGCAGAAGTTCCAGGCCCGGATCGAGGAGATCCCCGTCCCGGACCTCCAGGCATTCTTTCCCGAAGGCGAGAAGGCGGTCTGGAAGGTCCGGGGCCTCACCGGGCAGGAGTTGGGAAGATCCAATGAGGCGGCGGAACGCAACAAGAACATCGCCGCTATCCTGTCCGGCCTTACGTCCGGGTCTGACCGGGAAGTCGCCCAGGCGGTGAAGGATCTGGTCGGCGTGGGAGGGAACACCCCAGCCGACATCTCGAAGCGGCTGGAGCATCTCATCCTGGGAAGCGTTGATCCGGTATGTACCCATGACCTTGCGGTGAAACTCTGTGAAGTCTACCCGGTGGAGTTCTACCAGATCACGAATGCGATCGTCCGCCTGACCGGACAAGGGCAGTTGCCGGGAAAACTTCAGCCCTCTGGGGAGACGCAGGCGTCCGGGCCAGCTTAGCGCTCTGCCACCAGAGGGGGCGATTTCTGTATGAGGCCCGGCCGGACGTGTTTCCGCAGGGATACCTGACGGATGATGAGATAGAGCTTTGGGGCCGATACCTGGAGACCCTGAAGCGGAAGTAGGAGGAGCGCGATGTGCGCTGATGTGAGCAAGACGGTCGAAATCATATTCGGAGCAAAGTCCGACATCGGCAGGACGATCACCGGGATCAGCAACGAGTTTAATACGTTAAGCAGCGTCGTTGACAGCATCACCGAACCGCTTGCGAATATCGGCAAGGGGATCCTGGCGACGGATGCGGCCCTGGCTGCCCTTGCGGTCGGGGGCATGGCTGCGGCCCTGAAGGCGTCCTCCGATTTCAATCAGTCGTTCGGCCTGATCTCCACCTCGATCACGGCGACCGGGGGAGACCTGTCCACCTTCCGCGATGAGGTTCTGAATTATGCCAACAGCTCCGTCATGTCTATCTCGGAAATCAACGGCGCACTTTACACGGCTGTACAGGCTGGCGTTGACTATTCCAATTCCATTGAATTCATTGCCGCAGCGGAGCAGCTTGCCGTTGCAAACAAGGCGAACCTCAATACTACCGTCGACCTGCTGACATCGACCATGAACGCCTACGGCCTCAAGGTGGAGGATGTCGGCCGGATCAATGACGTTTACTTCTCCTCTACCCTGATCGGCAAGCAGACAATCGACGAGCTTGGTCAGAGCATGGGCCAGGTGGTCACGATCGCGGCGAATTCCGGGGTGTCGTTCGAGGAGCTCTCGGCTGCGGTGGCGACCCTGACGGCAAAAGGCATGGAGACTTCGGCGGCGATCACAGCGGTCCGGGGCGTCATCACGTCCTTTACGAACCCATCGAAGGAGGCAGCAGAGGCGGCAGCGGCCCTGGGCATCGATCTGTCTTACGCAGGGCTGCAATCGAAGGGCCTGGCCGGCGCCCTGGCGGACGTGGTTCTCAAGACGGGCGGCAGCACGGAGAAGATGATTGGCCTCTTCACCGAGATGAAGGCAGTGGCCGGCGTTACTGGCCTGGCAGGGGACGGCATGGAGTTCTTCAATTCTGCCCTCGACAAGGTCCAGAATTCATCGGGCAATGCCGAAGAAGCATACAACAAGATGGTCGCCACGTTCAGCAACCAGACGCAGCAGCTCAAGAACCAGGCTACAACGCTTCTGATCGAGCTCGGCACGACGCTTGAGCCGATGGCGCAAGAGATAGGATCAGGCCTATCAACACTCATATCGGGCATCAAGATCAGCGTGGATTCCGGCGCGTTCGACCCGCTATTTGACTTCCTGGATCAGGTGGCGGAGGACCTTGGGACGTGGATCGCGGATGTCGGCAAGGCGTTCCCGGAAGCGATGGAGAACGTGGATTTCACCGCCCTGATCGCGGCGTTCCGGGATCTTGGCCAGGCGTTGTCCGAGTATTTCGGGGATCTGGATCTGACGGTTGTGGACGACCTTTCGACGGCGCTCCAGAAGGTAGTGGATGTGATCACCGGTCTGATCAATATCACTTCCGGCATGGCCGATTCGTTCCGTCCCTTCATCGAGAGCGCGGTCAATTTTGTCAAGTCCGTGGCTGAGAGCGGGACAGAGGCTCAGGAGACGGCCGGAAAGGTGCTGGCCTTCGCAACGGCAATCCAGACTTTGGGCCTTGGCCTTGCGGCTGCGATCGTGACGATCGACACATACAAAGTATCCATATCCGGCCTCTTCGATCTTGTAGCAGGTGGCGCTCAAGTCCTTTGGAACGGATTCCAAATCCTCATTGACGGCCTCAAGGGCGCATCGATCCTCATGGCTGGATTCCTCGTTGAGTTCATCGATCAGCTCACCTTCGGCTATTTCCCCGGGCTGGATGAGGCCAAGAGGAAGCTGACAGCGTGGGGAGAGGATCTCGGCCCGGCGTTCGAGCAGAACGGTGCGGATGCGGCCAGGGGCCTGGATACGTTCGTCAAAGGAGTCCAACAGCTTACGACGGACGCGACTACGGCCAAGACAAAGACGGATGCGTTCGGGCAGTCCATGAAGGACATCCCGGATGAAAAGAAGCCGGAGATCATCCTGTCGCACGAAGAGGCCAAGACAAAGCTGGACGAGTTCAAAACATCACTTACACAGGTTCCGGAGAAAAAGACTGTCACGGTGGGACTCCAGGCGGACGGCTCTACGATCACGCAGGTTGATAACGTCATCACACAGAAGTTTCCGGACGGCCGGATCATCATTCAGAACGTCGAAGCCAAGACGGACGCAACAAACCTATCGACCGAGCAGGGGAAGATCAAGGCGGCGATTCCGGACAAGAAAACCGTCGAGATCGAGGCGAAACTGGATGAGGCCAGGATAAAAGCCCAGGCGGAGACGATCCAGACGGCGATCGAGTGGAAGGCGAAGCTGGACATTGCTCAGGTCGAGGCGGCGACGAAAACATTGGAGGCGGCCTTTTCTTCTATCAATAACACCATCACAAGCACAGGCACAACGCTGAGTTCTATTGTTGGAACGATTGCACAGATGAATGGTTCAAGCCAGAGCTGGGATGTCATGAGGCTCGCGGAACGGGAGATGAAGATACGAGAGGCAGCAGCAGATTCTCAAATAAAACTTACCAATGCACAAATAAAGGTCTTGGAAGCGCAAGTTAAAGCCATGGAAAAGGGCGAATCGGTTGTCAAGATATCAGCGGACGGCCTGAAGCCGCACCTTGAGGCGTTCATGTGGGAGATCCTGTCGGCGATCCAGATGAAGGTCAACCAGGACAGCGGGGCATTCCTGTTAGGGTTAAGCACGGCGTAGGAGGGAGGCATGGCATCATCATTCGGTATTTCTGCAACGGTATTCGACCTTGACGGGACGCTGTTTGTCCAGCGGCCGCTGGAGGATGCTTCCCAGAGGAACCGGCGAGCGACACGGCGGGTATCGCGGACGGCTACGCTGGACGGCGGCTGTGCATATTACGACACAGGTTTCGCTCAGGCGGACCGGGACATCATGGTTGAGCTGGCCCGCGCCGCAGCGGACGACATCGAGCGGGCCGCCTACCTGGTGAAGACATACGGCGAGCTGATGGTCTGTTGTGACCAGGGGGCGTTCCTATGCGCGCCGTCCGGGTATCAGGTTAACGACGGTACATTACGGATGGATTTTCATGTCATCGAAAAACGGGATGAGGAATAAGGAATAGGTCTTAAAAATTAGTCTCGTCTGAGGCCAGGCCAGGCCAGGGACGAAAGATCAACGAGGCGGCGTGCTGGAGCCATCATTTGCTCAGTACGCCGCCTTTTTTGTTGCCCGAAAACCGAAGGGAATAGGAGGCGTTATGGCGACGACATTCACGGCATACAATAGTCTTAAAAAATACCTGCTGGACGGGACGATCGACCTTGATACGGATACGATCAAGGTGGCGCTTGTCACAAGCGACTACACTCCGGACGTTAAGCACGACGTTCTTGCTGATGTCATGGCGAGCCCATCTCCGGAGGTTGTGGCGATCGCATCCCCGAGCAACGGATACACGCAGGGAGGGGCGGCGTTGTCCGGCCAGGCGGTCACGCTTACGGATTCGCCTTCGGCATCGAAGTTCGATGCGACCGACCTTACCTGGTCTTCGCTCACGGCCACTTTCCGGTATGGGATCATGTATGCGGAAAAGGTTGTCGGAGGCATTACAAATCCGCTGATCGGGTATATCCTGTTTGACACGACGCCCGCGGACATCGCCGCTTCCGGTATCGACTTCACGATCCAATGGAGTTCAAGCGGAATCCTTACACTTACCTAATCGACAGGGCATCAATATGGCATGGCTCACAGGCTGGATATATAGGAAGTCCATCACTCTCAGCAGGGCTTCAGGGGCAGTCTCGAACTACCAGATGAAGATCCTCGTCGGAGAATCCCCTGGGGCCTCCGGGGAGGATGTGGACTGCGGGGAGCATTGCTTATCTACCTTCAATGATCTTCGGTTCACGAAAGCTGACGGGACCACCCTTCTGGATTTCTATATCGAGTCTATCACCGGAACGACGCCGAACCAGCTTGCAACCGTCTGGGTCGAGTTCGATTCAATCGGGACATCGGATACGACTTTCTATATGTATTATGGGAAGGCGGATGCAGCGGCGGCAAGCAGTGGGGCAGATACCTTTATTGGTTTTGATGACTTTGAACGTGGAAGTGATGGAGATGCGATAGGAGGTATTTGGACTGCCGATGCTTCTGATGGGGTTATTTCTATCGATCATGCTTTCGGTGGTACACGCAGCGCAAAAATACTTGGGACTTCATCTGATTGGACAAATGAAATAAAAGCATCCGTTACGGCTTCTGGGGATATTGCCATCCAGTTTCGTTTCTGGAAAGAAAATGCATCTCATTTCAATGTTTATCATGGGAATGGATCAAAATACTCCATCTTGCGTTACGAAGCCGACGGAGACATTATTGTAGATGATACGGATACTGGTGTTAATTGCTTAGAAGATCAATGGGATTTTGCCGAGTATCGAAATTACGATTTTAGTTCCGGTACGTTCGATGTGTATTATACTGGCGGGGATCTTGCCAAATCCGGTGCGCTACTATCTACAGGGACAAGTTCAACAAATGTTATCCAATTTTATGATCGTGCAAGTGGTGTCGGTAACGATACATATATTGATAATTTTATTGTTAGGAACTATCGTGCTACCGAACCGGCATTCGGCGCGTGGGGATCTGAGGAAACCTTAGTCGCCATAGATGTTCCCGAAGTATCTCTTGCTCTTTCGCTCTATGCCCCGGCGACATTTCCTGCATTCGCTCCAGCAATAACGCTCCAGTTGTCCGCACAGGCACCTTCAGTCCTTAGCGTGGTCTCGGTGTCGGACCCCATCTCCTTATTGCTGGGTACGATCGCACCGGCACCTGTAAGCGCTTTTTATCCATCTAATATCAGTCTTACGCTGGCCGACATTAACCCGGCCTATTACTGGACGATCCCGGCTAACAAGCGCCCAGCCGTTCAAACCATCTTTACGCTGACACTTACAGGCGACAACGAGTCCCCGGCCCTGTCCGACCTGACGCTCCCGATGTCCTCATTCCAGATGCGCCTTCAGTATGGCGGCAATCCGAATTACTTGTCGGCGGTGGTCCCGAATGCGGTGGACTATGAATCCGACATCACGGCCCGTGCGAACGGAGAGCTGGTAATCCGTATGGGCTACAAATACCAGGATGGAACGACCAATCTGGAGGAGCTTGCCAGGGCCGATTTTAATGAGTTGCGGGTAGACACCGGGGCGCATAGCAGTAGCGCCACGCTCGGCGGTTATGATTCGGCGCCGTCCTACACCTCCCCGAAGGAGCGGACGCTGTCCGATGTATCTTATCGTGCGCTCTATGAGGACGGCAAGAGGCGGCTACGGGCCAAGATCGACATGTTTCTGCGACCTGGCGATACGGTTATCTATGGCACCGACGAGTATGTGGTTGGGGAGCTGGTCTATTTTATCAACCCGACAACCAGCCAAATGGAAGTGGTCGAGGAGTAGAGATGGGAAAGGGCCGCATCGTCTCAGTCGGTCCCGGAGCGGCTCAGTATGACATCGATGTCGTCCGGGACGTGACCTATATCAATAATAGAATCACAAAGCTGACGGAAGAAATCACGGCACTCGATACCAAGATCGCAATAGAAGAGACCACCGTGACTGAGAAGAGCGCGGAGATGGCCGCGGCCCTGACTGCCCTAAACAATGCGATCGCAACGGGCAACGAGACGACAGTCAAGGATACAACAAAAACATATCGGGCAGCGGCGTCTGCGTATGTGGTAGCCGTCCGGACGCTAAGCCGACACAAGCTGGAATGGCTGGAGAAGCAAAAGGAGAAGGAGTCCCTGGAAGCTATCCCGGAGACGGTGCGTCATACCGGCGTCTGGTGCGTCGATTATACCGCTGACCTGTCGGTTGGCAAGGAGGTCGGGACCATCGAAATGAACGGGGAGGATTCCCATATCCTGATCCGTCCTGGAGGGCCGTCGTTCTCAAAGACGATGGGGCAGCTCCAGCCGGTCATGGGAGGGCCCGCATCCCAGGCGGCATGGAATTGGGCCATGTTCCCAGGCTGGCAGAAGTGGAAGCCGACATATCGCGTCGGGACGATCACGTCCCTTGATAAAACCAACGACAAATGCAATGTTGCGCTGTCAGCGGCAGCAAGTATCGCGCAAAGCCTCGACATCAATGCTGCCGATAACCTTGCGTCTGTTCCGATTGATTATATGGATTCGGATGCAGAATCTTTTATAGTCGGGGATGAGGTTGTCGTGGAATTCACCGGACAGAGCAATAACAGCCCGAAGGTGATCGGCTTCGTTGAAAACCCCAGGATGCCCGGTTGGATATTCACTTTTTCAGGCCCTTATGCACCGGCAACAAAGCCGTCGGTTCTCTGCTACTACTTGCATCCTGACGGAACGCTTCAGGATGTTGCTTGCACGACGGTATTTAGTAGCGGGACGCTTATCGTGAGCCCGCTCTATACCTCTTACGGAACACCCATTTCGAAAGAAACACCAATATATGTAAAGATAGAATCGTATTTCTGCTGCAAGCAGACTTTTTCAAGCTATGCCGAATATGTGGCTAACGGATCGCTGCCTGTCGGGAAATATGTATTTCATATGTGGGGATCGACCACAAGTATAATCTCAACCAATGTGGCCCCTTGGGACAGAGGATTCGCGGATATGCCCTGGAGCGCGAGTTACAGCTTCTCCATTTCTACTTATGGCCCGTACGATACCCCGGTATACATAGGGTCATTCCAAGCTGCGGGATTCGATGTCGATAATTCGCACGGATGGGTTCTCCCGTTGACGGTAGGGGTCGATCCTGGCGAAATATCATTCGGCGGTTTCATATCCGATGAGCCGGGCTTTGCATCATTGAAGGTCACTTTCGGGGAGTCGATAAATGTAACGAAATGGACGCAGCCCCTTATCTCGGAAAGCGGGGTATTCGAGGAGGGTGGGGAGTATGCCTGGCTAAAAACAGCATTAGAGGCCGGAGGCCCGATTTATCTTCCGACGAACGGATCATTTTATGTGAGATGGTTCAAGAGCAGCGGCAGCCTGTCATATACGGCAGATGTAGGGCCTGGGAGTAGTCCGGTATCAATCGTTAGGGCGGGCGGGGATGTAACAGGTTCGGCGGTGATCACCAACCCGTACTATGTCAATACCTATGTTGGTATCTAAACATGATCAGCGTAGAGACCTGTAGAGACCAACGGAAATGAATGAATACGTGTCCACAGGTGTCCTGAAACGCCACAAAAAAGGGCTGCGGAAACACCCGTAAGCCCTTGTTTTAATATATCAATCAGACAGTCATGCCTTATCACGTCGTATTTTCAGTCATAATGGGACAACCAGCCTATCTATTTGATTTAATTACCTGTAATTTTGGGGGGTGTGTCCAAACTGAGCGTTGACGCGGCTTATTGTGTCCACGAGCCGCAAGGCCCGCGTCAATCATATGCTGTGCGCTTCGCATCGTTTCCATGCTGACGTGGGTATATATCTCAGTTGTGGCGATCCGGGAATGGCCGAGTAGCTTCTGGACCGTGCGGAGATTGACGTTCGCGTCGACAAGGTGGGTGGCAAAGCTGTGCCGGAACAGGTGGGGCGTGACACGCTTCGTGATGCCCGCCTTCGTGCATGCCCGCTGTATTGCCGGTTTGAGGTTTATCACCGCATGACCGGGGTTCCGGTATTGAGAAACGGGATGCTGAAACACAGGCAGACTACCCCCGATTTCTTTAAATATGCGCCTGGGCGGGGCGATCGACCTCAGGGCCGATACAACAGCCGCCCCCATCGGCAGGCTCTTTGTAGAGCCTCCTTTTTGAATAAGATTGACGGTCCCGCGCTCAAAATCCACGTCAGACCATCGAAGGCGCCGCGCCATTTCTCTCAGGCTCACACCCTTCTTTTTTTCGGCTTCGATCAATTCCTTAATGTTCATGGCTACATACTACCAAGAAAAAAAAGCTTGACAAGAGATTAATAATTTGTTAGTCATTAGCCGCACCTCAGAAATAGGAGTAAAAACGTAATGGCAAAAGTATTCAATCCCGATAGCATCCGAATCATCCGAGAAGCCCACAGTCTGTCAATGGACCAACTGGCGGAAAGGCTTGGTGGAAAGACATCCCGACAGCTTATCCACCTATGGGAATCAGGGAAACATACCCCGAGCGCAGAGTCCCTTTTATCAATAGCCAATTCCCTTAATCTAAAAAGCATGGACATTT